TGTTGGTGTAGCGAAAGTTGCTGAGATGGAGAAAATTCGTATCGGGCCATCTTGGATGCCATGCGCCAACAACCCTTTAGCGGGGTGGAGAAGGAGTATCTCGACTGGCTCATAACCAGTAGGTCGTCAGTGCGAATCTGGCCCCCGCTACCAAATGCGACACCGTGTCGTTTTTGAGTTGACATGTCGTGAGACGTGTTGATAGAATTAAATTGTTGCTGTAGTGAGTGACAAAAAAATCAAGGCCGTTTGCACATGCGATTCGCCTTGCCAAATGCTTTCAGTGGGAGAGCCATTTGGTAAGGTCACTACCGAATCGCAGTTGCAAGCGGCTTTTTTATTGCCCTTACTACGTCAGCCGTACTCCGCACGAAAGCAAGCACCTTAGTCGTGGTGGCGCGGAAGGAAAGCGTAGCTGGTATGCCGCAAGGCTAGGGGGCAGTTCCCGAATAATCCAGTCGGCTGGTCGAATCATCAAGCCGAGGGGTAGACGGTATCCAATCCGTCACATGATGATCCTGTTTAACAGGGGTGAAGCACCTTCCCTCTCTACTCCTTGAATGGGGTAGGGGGGTCTTTGGGTGAAAGGACAGGAAGAGGGGGAGATGGGGGCAGATCCCGAGCCTGCGAGACTCAAACCTCGTGTTAGACTCTAATCAAACAACTGGAGAACCCATGGACAAGCTGGAAGAGTATCACTACTTCACAACACCGATTTACACTTTGGTAAAAACTGAGTTTTTGGAGCCGATACGCAACATATCTGCGAGGTATTTGGAGCAATCGAAAAGCTGTACGAAGGTGGATAAGCCGATGACTACCATGACAAATAATTTTTCGTTGGAGCCAGAGGCGGCTGAGTTTGCTCAGTATGTCTCGCAAACTGCATGGAACATCCTAAATGCTCAAGGGTATGACATGGAAAAGCTGGTGACTTACTTTACGGAAATGTGGACGCAAGAGCACAATTTCAGTTCTAGCATGGATACACATGTACATGGTCACGGTGTACAGATCAGCGCATTTTATTTTTTGGATGTACCAGAGAATGCCTGCAAGTTAATTATTCATGATCCTCGCCCAGCTAAGGTAATCATCAATTTGCCAGAAAAGAATGGAGCCAACGCTACCTCCGCTTCGCAAATGATTGTGTTTACTCCGCAGGCAGGTACGTTATTTTTAGCACCTGCATATTTACCCCATCAATTTACTCGCAACATGAATCCTGATCATCCTGTGCGATTTGTACACATGAACCTATCAGTGACGATGGCACCGCCTCAGCAAGAGCCAGATGTGGAGATCATATGAAGTTCAGGGTCAGGTACAACAAGTCCGCAGGCGAGCCCGGCAGAGGCACCATTGACCACAAGTGGCGTGTGTTTGATGAGACTGGCAAAGAGTTCCTTTGCAAAGAAGTTGTGATTGAAGTCCACTCATGGACTGAAGCAGATGCAAATGGTCATGATTGGAATTTTGCCTGCGATGGGAAAATGAAAATTGTAAAAGAGACATCAACAATATTTATCATCAGTCTCTAATTTCGTGTTAGACTTTGATCTTCAACAAGGAGGTCAAATGAGACTGATGACGGAAGAGGAAACAGAGATTGCAGTTGCCAAACACACTCGGCGACGCAAGACGTTTGAAGAAGAAGGGCTAAGTTCAGATGACGCATGGGACTTGGCTGACAAGCTGTGGGAGAGGGACGCTGATTCCTTTGACGACAGACGTGTGTGCTTTGAGTGCAAGAAGTACGACGCAAAAAATAGGACATGCCCCAAATATCTGGATCGTTACGACCGACCACAGCGTCCACCACGTTTTACCTTGCAACGGTGCCCATGGTTTGAATTGAAGGGGAAGAAATGACACAAGATGAAATCAAGCGCACAGAACAAGACTGGGATGCACTTGCTGAGAAGCAATTAGCATCAATTACACGCGACATGAAAGCAACTGCCGAAGACGCATTGGTTCGCGCCGCGCATAAGGTGATGGCTGAGTTGGAAAGCCAAGAGAAAACCATGAAAGTTGAGGGGTCACTTCATGTGGTTTGCCAATGCAATGAATGCAAGGAGAAAAACACATGACCAAGTTGACGGGAGCCGCCCTTGACCAAGCCGTTGCAAACGTGCTGGGAATTAAAAGCGTACACAACTGTGAGAAGTGGGTAGGGCTGACGGATGAAGAGTTTCAGTATTGCGTTCAACTTAAAAACCCCGAAGCAATTGCTGAAGAGGTTGAAGCCAAACTCAAGGAGAAGAACAAATGAAAGTTTTAGGAATTGATCCGGGTCTATCTGGCGCTTATGTCTTACTGGACAACGGCACACCAGTCATATGGGAGCGCATGCCGACCTACATGGTGGGCAAGAACAATCGAATCAACACTGCCTCATTGGCATCGCTGTTTCGATTCCTCGACATTGACAAGGCAGTGATCGAGCAAGTGGGTGCCATGCCCAATCAAGGTGTCACCAGCATGTTCACCTTTGGACACGCCGTGGGAAGCGTCATGGGCGTGCTAGGAGCCCTTGAAATACCTGTGAGCAGTGTTACTCCTCAGGTATGGAAAAAAGCCGCTGGAGTTAACGGCAAAGACAAAGACGAAGCAAGATCAAAAGCGTTGCAGTTGTGGCCTCAATGGCGTGAACTCGACAAAAAAGGTGCAGGTCAGGCATTTGCAGATGCCGCATTGATAGGGAGATACGGACAATGAGCGATTTCAACAAGCCAAGAGAAATGAGCCAACTTGCCCAACAACTGTTGGGTAGTCAAGGCGCAGTGAAATTTTTTACTCAACAAGAATTTGACGAGGCGCTGGCGCTGGCAAAGGCAGAGATCATGACCGTAGCTATCGAAACCACCAAACGAGCCATCATGATTGAGCGGGAAGAGTGCGCCAAGCTTGCCGACGAGTGCGTGGACATTGAAAAGCTAGGCGACGCAATCCGCAATCGCATACCGACACAGAGGCAATGATGAATCAAAAAGACATTAACGATGCAGTGGACTACCTGTACACCCATGGTGCCAAATACGCCGAGGCTAAGGCACAGCGCGTTTACCTCGAAGAGTTTCGCAAAAGCCAGAAGGCCATGCTGATGATTACCGCCAAGGTCAGCGGCAAGGCAAAGTCAGAGGCGGCGGCAGAAACAGAGGCATATGCAGACCCAGCCTATGTTGAGATCCTCAAGGGCCTACAAGTGGCTGTAGAGCAGGAAGAGGCCCTGCGGTGGGGGTTGGTATCAGCGCAGGCCAGAATCGACGTGTGGCGCTCACAGGAAGCCAGTAACAGAACATTTGACCGAGCGGTGACGTGAACGGCTCCTACAACAAAGATGAGCGAGCATGGGTGGGGTTGGTCAAGGAGCAACCCTGTTCTGTATGCGGGGCACCCGGCCCATCGGACGCACACCATATAAAGCAGGGCAAGCACTACACCTGCGTGGCGCTGTGCAAGTCCTGCCACCAAGGTTCAAACATGGGCTGGCACGGGAATAAACGAGCATGGGCAATTGCAAAAATGGACGAGCTTGATGCATTAAATGAAACTCTAAGAAACATAAGTATTACTAATGCGATTAGTAAGTAACGCAAACAGCATTAGGGTTTTTAGTTGAAAATATTTTGCTTCTACGCTCACAGAATCTAACTTTCTGTTATAGTTCTTTCACTGCAACGTCGCAGGTTTAAACGGAGATTCCAAATGATCACAGAAACACAAGCCACCATCCAAGCACTCGCAACTATCGAGTCTTTCACCAACGACATCGACGCACTCTTCGTGCTCGACCAGCAAGCCAAAGCTCTGGCAAAACAAGTTGAGGCAATGAAGCATGCCATCGCCAACAAATATGGCGAATGTGCAAAAGATGCCAACGGCGACGACATTCCACACAAGGGCGAATTGCACTCTGTCACTGTCAAGCTGGTCGCAGTCTCTGGCACCGTGGACTACGCCAAACTGTGCGTGTCCTATGGCATCCAGAAGGACGTGTTGGACACCTTCCGCAAAGAAGGCCGTGCTGACATCCGCGTGACACCAGTCAAATAATCAGGGGGCCGACATGAGAGCAATTATCAAATCGGCTTTAGCAATTGACGAGTTGAAAAACGACTTAGAAAACATTGCCACTGACGACAAAAAAGAAATTGACCAATATACCGATGCTGAGATTTTGAAAGAGGCTGAACATGTTTTGGGTTTGTTCATTAACTCAAGTGAAACTCATTGGAACGCTGAGGATTTGCGAGGTGAGAACGGCCCCGCACAACAAAAGTGGGCAAAAGGCGAAGTCCGCAAGCTCAAAGCAT